GAGGATTCTGAAACTGAAACAGTTGCAGATACAACAAACCAAAATGAAGGAGACAAAGTGGAAAACACTACCGAACAAGCCGCTCCTGCCGTTGAACCGGTAGCAGCTCCAGAAGTCGCACCTGTACAGGCATCACGCCCGGCTTACTACACAGCACCACGCTCACCAATCGTGGACAAGGTTTCTTACCTTGAGCACTACCTCAAGGCAAGCATTTTGCATGATGAGGATTCACGCCAGTATGTAAAGGCAGCTGACAACACAACATCAACAGCACCCGGCATGATTCCAACACCACAGAGCACAAATGTGATCAACGCACTTGCAAATGCTGATCGTGGCATGATCGATGCGATCAGCCGTGAAACACTTGTAAGTGAAGGCATGACTTTTGAAATTCCAAAGATTTCAGCTGTGCCCGTGGTTGATCAGATTGATGAAGGCGATGCAATTGCTGAATCATCACTATCTGCAACATTTTTATCAGTATCAGTCAAGCCTTTCAAAGGCCGTGCAATTTCAACAGTCGAATTGATCGACCGCAGCCGACCAGAATACTTGACAGCTTTATTGCAAAACCTTGAGTTTGCATACGCAAAAGAGACTGACCAGTATGTGACAGCTGCAATTCAGGCCGCAGCTAACACAACAGCACAGGCAGCAAACACAGCAACCGGATTCCTTGGATACACATCAAAGGCTGTTGCAAATGTTTATGGCGCATCACTTGGATTCGCCCGATCACTTGTTGTTTCACCTACACAATGGGGAAACATCATGGGATACAACGACAATGGAGCACCGCTATACAACGCGGCAAATCCATCAAATGCAGCTGGAAATGTTGGAAATGGATCATTGCGCGGTGTAGTTTCACCGGGTCTGAACCTTCATGTTTCACGCTCAATCGGTACAGCTGGATCAACAACAGCCGAAGGCGATTTGTCAATGGTTGTCATCAACCCAGACTCATACACATGGTATGAAAGCCCACGCTTTACGCTACGCACCAATGTGAACAGCGATGGAACAATTGACATCCTGTATTACGGCTACGGAGCACTCGCAACCAAGGTTGCAAATGGTGCGACATGGAACAACCTCGCATAAATAAATCAAAATCGGTAGCGGTCGCTCCCGAACGCTACTGACACGAAAGGAACCGAGATGCCAGCAATAGTCACAGCCTCACAGCTCAGGCAAATACTTGGTGTCTCGGTTTCTTTGTATTCCGATGCACAGCTTGATTCATTTATTGATTCAGCTGAGCAAACGATTTTGCCTTTACTTACTCAATACCAATCATCGGTGACTTTTGCCAATGTGAGTGATTCCGTCATTTATTTCACCACAATGCGGCCAAATTATTTTGTGCCGGGTCAATCTGTTGTTGTTACCGGGGCCGGAGCTTACAGCGCGACCTACACAGTCACCGATGATCGGATTGAGCCGTACACTTTCACAGCTGCAACAAACGCGGCTGATCGAACATACCCATTGCCGTTTATTCCAGCGGCAACAGCAACATTGAGCGGTGGATCGGCAGCGGCTTTGTACGCATCGACACCACCAATTGAAAACGCAATTTTGGTTGTGGCGGTTGAGATTTTTCAGAGCATTACAGCTCCCGGCAATCAAATCATGTCCGACAATTTTCAGCCGTCACCATTTATCCTTGGCCGCAGCTTAACAAACAGAGTGATTGGCCTTTTGGGGCCATTTTTAGATGTTGAAACGATGGCACAATGAGCATTGAATCAGCAATCCGCACACCACTCAAAACAGCACTTTCATCCATTGCTGCCAATGTGTACAACGGCATCCCAGAAACTATGACCAGCCCATCAATTTGCTTGATTCCGGATGCACCTTATTTGGAAAGCGTTTTGATCAATGGCGCGACAACAAAAGTCAAGGTCAATCTAACTGTGACTGGTGTTGTGGGTTATGCCAACAACGCGGCAGCTTTGGACAATCTCGAAACATTGATGATCAGCATCATCAGCGCAATGCCGGGCGGTTATGAGGTCGGCAATGTAAATCAACCGCAACCATTGGAAGTCGGTGCTGGTAAATACCTCACGGCCGATTTACAAGTAAGCACCTATTACACCAATTAAGGAGAAAAAATGGCAACGACAATCATCACCGGCAGAGACATCACTTTCACCATTGATAGTGACAATTTCGATGCTCAAGCTACATCAGCGATTTTGACTGTTGATTCAACAATCAACACCTATCAGACACTCGATGGCAAGGCTTATTTTACAACCGACACTCAAGGCTCATTTGCCGTGGAAATGTTGGCAGATTGGGGCGCGCCCGGATCGCTTTGTGAAGCGTTATGGACAGCGGCCTCATCAGCTCCAAATACAGCATTGCCTGTTGTGCTTGTAGCCGATACGGGCGCATCATTTGCATTTTCTGTGCAGCCGATTTTTCCATCAGCTGGAGGCACCGCACCGGATGCACAAACTGTTTCATTGACATTTACTTGTGTTACCACACCAGCTTTGACAATTAGCTAACAAAGGAGATCGGGAGCATGAAACTAGCAATCACGATGGAATTCACAAATGGGGAGAGCGCGACCTATACCGCGCTCCCACCAGAGTGGATGAAATGGGAACAAAAAACCGGAAACACGATTCAGCAAGTATCTGAGAAATTGGGCATTGCTGATCTGATGTTTTTGGCGTACCACGCAATGAAGCGCGAATCGGCCGGAAAGCCTGTGAAGCCTTTTGAGGTTTGGTGCGAATCTGTAACCGACATAAACATGGGAGAAACCGAAAACCCAAAAGCTACGAGCCGGGAACAATAAACCGGATCATTTGGGAATTGGCGATCACCACCGGATTGTCGCGATCAGAGTTTCAAACCGCTGAGGACATTTTAACTGTTTTTGAGATTCTAAGGATACGAAATGGCAACTGAGTCAATCACTTATGACAAAGCTCAATTGCGTGGCATTTTGCAAGCTTTCAAAGGCATGGATGAGCAAGCCGTATCTGAGGCTAAAGCGGTTTCAAATGGGTTGGCCACTTATGTGCAATCCAAAATCATTTCATCAGCTGGTGGCCGCCCGAATAAGGCGGCAATCCGCATTGCTCAAGGATCGCGCGTAAGCAAATCATCGAAGGTCGGTGAATTGTCATTTGGTTTCGTTTCGCAGAAATTCAGCGGTGGTGGTACAACTCAACAGCTTTGGGGCGGTTACGAATTCGGCTCAAATAAATACAAGCAATTCCCGGTGTGGTCAGGCCGAGAAGGTCGCGGATCAAGAGGATACTTTATTTATCCGACATTGAGAGCCGAACAACCACACATCATCAATGAGTGGGAAAATGCTTTCACAAAGATTTTGAAGGAGTGGTGATGGCCGGACAAAGTAGGACACTCAAACTCTCCATTTTGGCAGACATTGACAACCTCAAAAAGAATCTCAATGCCGGATCAAATGAGGTCGATGGTTTCGGTGGCAAGCTTGGTGGATTTGCTAAGAAAGCCGGTGCAGCTTTTGCCGTAGCTGGTGCGGCCGCTGCCGCCTACGCTGGCACATTGTTGATCGATGGTGTCAAATCTGCCATTGAGGATGAAGCCGCTCAAGCAAAATTGGCAACAACATTGGAAAATGTTACTGGTGCAACAAACGCTCAAATCAAGTCGGTTGAGGATTACATAACCCAAACGGCTTTGGCTAACGGCATTACCGATGACAAATTGAGGCCATCGCTTGATCGTTTGGTGAGAAGTACCAAAAATGTTGAGGATGCTCAAAGGCTCCAAACACTTGCATTAGACATTGCAGCTGGTACCGGTAAAGATTTGCAAGCTGTTTCAGAGGCATTGGCAAAAGCTCATGATGGCAATTTGGGAGCTTTGAAAAAGCTTGGTGTTGGCATCGATGATTCAATCATCAAATCAAAGGATTTTGATGCTGCCACAGCTGCATTGGCATCGACTTTTGAAGGTCAAGCAACAAAGCAAGCTGAGACATTTCAAGGCAAAATGGCGCGGTTGTCTGTGGCATTTGATGAAGCAAAAGAAACTGTCGGATCGTATGTATTGGATGCGCTCACACCATTGGTCAGCGCGTTTGTAGATAAAGGCATCCCGGCAATTCAAAATGTTGCTGAGAATTTGGGCAAAACATTGGGGCCAGCATTTGGTGAGATTTTTAAGGTAATCCGCGATGATCTTTTGCCTATTTTGACCAAGTGGTGGAAATTCCTGTATGAGGAAGTCATCCCGGCAATTGGCTCGGTTGTCGGCCCAATTTTGCAAGGTTTGAAAAATGCGTTTGATACCATCAAAAAAGCATTGCAAGACAATTCCGAGGAATTACAACCATTTTATGATTTCCTCAAAAAGATTTGGGAATTTGTCAAAGAGTATTTGGCACCACTTTTGGGTGGGGCTTTCAAAAAGGCACTTGAGGTTATTGGCACAATTGTGGGTGGCCTTGTCACAGGCTTTTCAAAGCTTGTCGGTTTTATTTCAGACACAGTTACAAAAATCAAACAATTTGTGAATTTCATCAAAGACAATCCTGTGACACGCTTTTTCTTTGGTGATTCGGGTGACAAATCGCTCAAAGCTGGTGTCGGTTTTGATGCCGGCACACCGGTTGAAACACCGGGATTTGGCACCGGTGGAGGATTTATGCCATCGGCTGGATCACCGACTTATACAGGCGCACCGCTTGATGCTTATTCACCAGCGATGCAAGCTGCCATTTTGCGCAAAAACGAATTGGCAGCCGAAACTGAAAGATTACGAGCAGCACGCGAGGCAGCCGCAGCTGCACGATCAGCGGCCACCGGTGGGCTTTCAACAGCTGATCGCATCACAATCAATGTCAGCGGTGCCATCGATCCGGAAGGCACAGCACGAACAATTGTGGATACGCTTAACAATTCATTTTACCGGGGCACGGGCGGTGCTAACGCGCTCCAAATAGCATGACCATTTTCAATCCTGTTTGGCGCGTAACTGTTGGCGGTGTGCAATACCAAACCGCCATTTTGGCAAATCTTACGATCACCAGCGGTCGCACAAACATTTATGAACAGGCGCAAGCCGGATACACCAATTTGGAAATTATCAACCTTGATCAATCTAATGTGCCAATTGAAATCAATGATTCGGTGACAATTGAATTGCAAAACTCATCAGCAACTTTTGTGCCGATTTTTGGTGGGTCTGTTGTTGAGGTAGGCATTTCGGTTGCTGAGGTTGGCAATGTCGATTACGCACAGCGCATCAACATCATTGCATTGGGTGCATTGGCACGATTGCCGAAAGCATTGACCAATGGTGTTTTGGCCAAAAAGTTTGATGGTGATCAAATTTATGACATTTTGAAAAATGTTTTGTTTGATTCATGGCAAGAGGTGCCACAAGCTTTAACATGGGCAACCTATTCAGCAACAACCACATGGGCAACGGCTCAAAATTCTGGTTTGGGTGAAATTGATCGCCCAGGCAATTATGAGCTGGCAGCGCGTACAAGCTCACGCACCGATGTTTATTCATTGGTTTCAGCTTTGGCAACATCGGGATTGGGTTATTTGTACGAATCGGCCACGGGGCAAATCGGTTATGCAGACAGCACACATCGCACCAGTTATTTGGCGGCAAATGGTTATGTTGATCTCACAGCTAATCAAGCTTTGGCATCGGGTTTGAGCATCCAGCAACGCACGGGCGATGTGCGAAATTCAATCACTTTGAAATACGATGCAACCTCATCATCAGAAAAAACAGCATCAGACATTGCCTCAATTGGTCTTTATGGCGAATTAGCTCAAATCATCAGCACAACATTGCACAATGGGGTCGATGCCCAAAGTCAAGCGAATTTTTATTTGAGTTTGAGAGCATACCCACGATTTAATTTCAACAACATCACATTTGAACTTACAAACCCGGAAATTGACAATGGGGATCGTGATGCCTTGATTGGCGTTTTCATGGGGATGCCGGTGAATTTGGCCGATTTGCCATTGAACATGAATTCTGGAGATTATTTGGGTTTCGTTGAAGGCTGGACATTTTCCGCCCGATACAATCAGGTCAGCATTTCATTGATTTTGTCACCAATTGCGTTTTCGTTGCAAGCAATGCGCTGGAACGATGTGCCGGTGACAGAAAAATGGAACACAGTCAATCCAACTTTGGATTGGCTCGATGCCACGATTGTGGCGTAAGGAGAAAACATGAGCAATCCAACGAGCAATTTTGGATGGCAGATGCCAACGGCCACAGATTTGGTCACGGATTTGCCAGCTGATTTTGAGGTATTTGGTCAAGCCGTTGATACAACAATGGCTGATCTTAAAGGCGGCACAACCGGTCAAGTATTGGCAAAAAATTCAAATACCGACATGGACTTCGTTTGGACGGCTGGTGGTGACATCACAGGCGTCACGGCTGGCACAGGCATTTCCGGTGGTGGAACATCTGGAGATGTAACTATCACAAATTCGATGGCAACAACTATCACGACAAACGGTGATTTGATTTATGGTACAGGATCAGGAACTTTTACCCGTAGAGGAATTGGATCAACGGGTCAAATCTTGACGGTATCTGGTGGCGTGCCAACATGGGCTACACCAACATCATCAACGGCTAGCACTTCGCTAATCACTAGCGGAACAATTACAAGCGGTACTTCTTTAACACTTTCAAGCCTTAGCAATTATGACCAATTATTTTTAGTCATGGCTAATTTAACAACGGCAACGGCTGGAAGTCAGTTAGACATGAGAATTAACGGCGTTACTACTGGAGTCTATGATTTGCTAGCAATAGAAAATCGACTTGGTGGGACAAATGCGGGAACAGGTCAAGTTTCTGCTGGAAATAGTAGATTTTTGTTTGGTTCTAATTATGGTTGGAAAAATACCAATCAAAACGGAATTTTGTTTTCATTGACCAATTGTAAATCTGCTAGTGGTTTTACAAATGTTGCGGTCAATGGAACTTGGGAACATTTCAACACTAGTGATCGCATTATCTACACGGGAAACCATGTTTTTGCGTCAAATGCAACTGTTTCAAGTATTTCTTTGTTTTGGGAAGATGGTTATTCATTCACTGGTGGCACTTATAGATTATACGGAGCGTAAAATGATACGAATTGAACATAATGTTGAAACAGGCGAAATCACAGAAATTGAATTGACAGCTGCTGAAATTAAAGACATACAAGAAAGACAAAAAAAGGCTGAGGCGAGAAATGTTGCTGCCCAAGCGGAAGCGGAAGCAAAAGCTGCTGAAAAAGCTGCATTGCTTGAGCGTTTAGGCATCACAGCTGATGAAGCGGCTTTGTTGCTTTCATGACATTTCCACAAGGCACATTGCCGCGTTTGATTCAGGTCGCACTTGCTGAGGTAGGCACGGCCGAAATCGGCAACAATGAGACAAAGTATGGCAAACACATGAAAGCCGACAAGCTGCCATGGTGTGGGTCATTTCTCAATTGGTGTGCTGATCAAGCTGGAGTCAAGGTGCCAAATGTTGTGAGCACAAAAGCTGGAGCCGAGGCATTTAAGAAAAACAAGCAATGGCACATGACACCAAAGATTGGCGATTTTGTTTTCTTTGACTTCATCATCGATGACAAAACAACGATCAATCACATTGGCTTGGTGATCCGTGCATCAGAAAAACAGATTGTGACTATTGAAGGCAACACATCGGGTGCTGGTGATCAGCGCAATGGTGGCGAAGTCATGGTGAAATCAAGAGCTTTGGGAGCACGCTCATTTGTGGTCGGTTACGGTCGACCTACTTATGAGCCATTTTCCGGTAATTTACCGGATCGACCAAAAGGAGAAAAATGATGAATCAAGCAAAAGCAATTGCAGCCTCATGGGCGCGCTCATACATCGCAGCGGCTTTGGCCGTATTTATGGCAGGCGGCTCATTGCAGCAAATGGCAATGGGTGGCGTGGCAGCTGTTGTGCCAGTCATTTTGCGTTGGCTTAACCCAGCCGATCATGCGTTTGGGTCATCGGGGAAATGACACCAAATGAGTGGGCAGCGGTTGGCGGTGTTGTCCTTTCAACTCTAGCCGCTGTCTATTCAGTCATGAGATTCATGGTCAAAGCAATTTTGCGTGAGCTGACACCCAATGGAGGCAGCAGCTTGAAAGATCAAGTCAATCGGATTGAAAGCCGTGTTGATGCACTTTATGTCCGGTTGATTGAGTAGCGACACGCCACAAATTGAGCGTGATTGTTGAAATTGTCAGGCATTGCTGTCACTCTCTATTTCGGGAGCTGATAAGCGGCTCCCAGAATCGGGAGCAACAAAATGAACGAAGCATCAATTGTGATCTTTATGATCATTGCTGGAGCCTTATGGGCTGTCATGTCTTATTCGGTCGGATTCAAGGAAGGCCAGCGACAAGGCTATACACGCGGCCGTGCGGTATCTCGCCACATCTCACAGCTCAATGAGAAGGTGGACAACTAATGGCCGGATTTCTAGAAAACTACGAAGGCAACAAAGAGCGCACAGATCGTTGGATTGCCACATTTCCAAATGGCCGGCTTGAGGCACACATCATCGAATTCAATGCCGAAAAAGGTTTTGTGCTGTTACAAGCTAAGGCATGGCGCAATCAAGAGGAAACAGAGCCGGCTGGTATTGATTACGCTTTCGGCTATCGTGAGGCGTACAACCCCAACATGAAACGCTGGTTTGTTGAGGATACTGTCACATCAGCTTTGATGCGCGTAATGGCCTTGGTTATGGGTGGCACCGAGAAGGCCACAAAAGAAACCATGGAGCAAGTCAAAGTCAATGATGCAACAAAGCCGGTTGAGCATGATTATTGGACAACCAAATTTGGTGACATACCCAGCTACAAAACAGCGGCCGAGGCCGAGCAATCAGGCATCCCATCACTTGGATCATCGATGGATGAGATTGCCAAGCAATTGGGTGGTGAGCTTGTGCAAGAGGCACCGCAATGCTCACACGGACACCGCATTTGGAAGCAATCACACGATGGTGCTCCAAAGTCATGGGGCGGCTATTTCTGCACCGAACGCACCAAAGCAACCCAATGCACACCGCTTTGGTATGTATTGCGCTCCACAGGCAAATGGGAGCCTCAAGTATGAGCGATTATGTAGAAATCCTCTATCCACAAGAAATGAAGGCCAAACTTTTTTGCAATGGTGAGGTTGTCGATGAGTACAAAATTGAGCAATGTGACAAATGCTCCCAGCTGAGAAAATTCGACAAATTCGGATACCAAAAAGGCTATGACTCAACGGATAACATCATTTGGTTTTGTGGTGATTGCCGATGATTACACGCATGGAGGAAATTCAATGCATGATCGCTGCCATTGATCATTGCAAGGATCGCAATGCTGATCACAGCTCACGAATTGTGCGCGATCTGTCATGGTTTGAGTATGTGGCGCAAAACGCTGAATCCATGGTGTCTGAGTGGATTGTGGCCAAAACATTGGGCTATGACTACAAACCCGGCATGACATGGGATAAAGAGAAAGCTGATGTGGGCGAGCACATTGAGGTCAAATGGTCTCCCAATCCACACTCAAACCTTTGGATTCAGGAACAAGATCGCCATGATCGTGACATTGCCGTGCTAGTCACAGGCAACTCACCCAAAATGCACATTGTTGGCTGGATTCCGGTTGCCGTGTGCAAGAAACCACGCTATCGAAACCAATCACAAAACAATTGGAGCGTGCCTCAAATCAATCTCCAGCCCATTGAAACCTTGATGAGGAGCAATTATGCACATCCTTCAATTTGATTGTTCAATCTGTTCAAAACTATACGGCAAGCCTAAGCAACGCCATGGCCTCAAGAAAGGTGCCGAACTGACCGAGCATGAGTGGTTTGCACAATGCATGAGCTGTGGCACATTTGGCATCAAGATTGTGGATGATGCAAGGATTGGAGAACTGTCTGATGGCCACTTATGAATTCAAGTGTGATCAATGCGGCACCATGGCAATCATCAATCGTGCCATCGATGCTGATGGTGATGTTGATGCTGGCAATTGCATGGCCTGTGCAATTCCAATGACACGCATTTGGAGCAATGTTGGAGCTGTATTCAAAGGTATTGGATGGGGTAGCAAATGAAAAAGTTATCCACAACCTTTATGCACAGCCTGTGGGACACGCTCAAGCGCACGCTCAAACTTGACTGGTATTTGCGTGGGTCGGTACGCTCCATGCTCGTGGGCGAGCCGCTGTGGCGGATAGCTCGCAAGCGATGCTTGGTGCTATTGGCCGCGCTGTGTGTTGTTAGCACAACACCGGCATTGGCCACAAACGATGCAAAAGCAAGCATTGATTCATTGAAGCTTTATGCACACTCAAGGATTGTGAATTACAAACAATTCCAATGTTTCAATCAACTGATCACCAAGGAAAGCAATTGGCGTGTTGAGGCAATCAATCCAAACGGCAATCACTTTGGTTTGGGTCAGATGCGCAATACCAAGTATCGAAACCTTGATGGGTATCGCATGATCGACTGGAGCTTGAGGTACATCAATCACAGATACCAAGGCTCAAGCTGTAAAGCATTTGCTCATTGGCAAAAGCATGGGTGGCATTGATGAGTCGCAATTGGAAAGGCGGCAGCACAAGCCGTTGGCGTAAGCTGAGAGAAGCTGTATTGAAGCGTGATGGATGTTGTCAGATGTGTGGTAAGACTGAAGGCCAGATGCACATTGATCATGTGATACCTAAGAGGCTTAATGGGAGCGATGAATTGTGGAATCTGAGGCAATTGTGCCAAAAATGTAATTTGGTCAAAGGTGGTCGTTTTTTTGAGGCGGACAAGACACCCCCGACTCTCCATGAACGTTATATCCCCGAAAACGTGTCCATAAGTCATGATCAAGGCGGTTCAGGTGTTAGATAGTCATGATCAGGCTAAAACA